CTAATCAGGGCGTGAGCCCTTAGAGAGAAAACGGACAAGCAGGAGGGCAATGTATGCGGAAGAGAATCGCGATAATTACGGCTTTAGCAATAGCAATTACGATAATGCAGCAACCCGCCGTTAAGGCTGTCGAAGCCCCTAAAATACATACGCAGGTGGTTGTAGAAGCCGCCTCGCAGCCAGACGCAGGCATACAAACCGCATGGATTGACTTGGGAAGCTTTACGGTCACGGCATACTCCCCAGACGAGAGAGACTCAGGACAATGGGGATCACAAACCAAAAGCGGTATCACAGCACAGGCCGGAGTTACAATAGCCGCCGACTGGTCGGTGCTGCCGGAAGGGACAGTAGTGCAAATAGACGGCATAGGCACCAGAGTGGTGCAGGACATCGGTGGCAAAATTAAAGGCCGCCACATCGACATCTACCTCAACACCCACGCCGAGGCGGAGGCTTTTGGAAGGCAGCACCTCGAAATATACATAAAAAGGAGGGATGAATATGTGTGAAAAACCAGAGAACAAAAAAGAGCCGGAAGAAACCGACCCTGACTGGTACGAGAAGCTGACTCAGAATGAAAAAGACAAATATAACGCCGAAACAAACTATGGATGTTGGTGAGAAGGGAGACTGACAATGAGACGGATGACCTACGAGATGCTTAATCGACTATTTTCGAGCGGCACATTAAAAGTAAGGAAACCAGAGCGGTAAGGGACTCCAGATGAAGCAGCAGAAGAGAAAAGGAAACGTCGCCGCGATCGAAATCTGTATATCGTCGTATGCGGCGGTATGAATTATATGAAAGGAGCTCAACCAAAATGAAAAAAGACATCGTAGATTATCTCGACAATCTCGGATTCAAACACTCGACGCTTGGGTACGTATACCTCAACGAGGCAGTCGAGATCGGACTCGAACGCAGAAGTTCACTGAGCACCATAACCGGCCCTGACGGACTTTACTCCCGCATAGCGCGCAAGTTTAACGCGGAGTACGGTACCATCCCAAGCAGGGTTGAGAGGGCAATAAGACACAGCATCCAGTCCTCGGACTTCATCAACAAATCATCTAATGGCGCGTTTATCTCCAAGGCCATCGACGCAATCGCAATTGAGCGGCAAGGCGAGGCAGACAATGAGCCCCGTAATTAAAGCGGGACTTATCATATTTGCAATCACAGAAGGAGAGATATGGACTCTTGCATTAATGGACAAGCTGATAACCCCAAAATTCATAAGAAGGTGGAAAAGAAGATGGCAGAATTTGATACGCGAGATGCAATCGCAATCGCAATTCACAGAAAAGGCGCGGCATTGCGGGAGGTAGCAGAAATGGACGAAATCCTCACGGCGCTCGGGCACATAAGAAGAGCCGCCTCGGCTGGAACCGAAAGCGGCACTAAGGAAACTATTCAACCACAGAATACCACCATAGAGCAGGACTTGTCAATAGGCCGATGGGTGCTGGTACTACGCGGGCCAAGCATCGGAAGGGTCGGGCAAGTCATTCATAACGACATTCCTCGTCTGGGAACGAAGGTATGGCTCGGTGGTAAGCCCTCCCCCGAATGGTTTGAGGCCTGCGACCTTAAAGTCATCGAAAATATGGAGGTGCGGATGTTTTGAATATTACACTTGAAATGCTCAAAGAAAAAGGCGCCTGCAGATCAGGCCGTTCCGATTTTGAAAAACGCTTCCCCGAGGGAGTTGACTATCAGGAGCTTCTGGACACCTGCGCGGCTGAGGATAATAGAAACTACGCTTCTTGGTTACTCGCGATGTTTGGCAAACTCGACACGGTGTTAGAACTCGATGAGCTCAAAACTGAGCACAGCATATTTTTCGCTGGCTTCATAAGGATCAAAGGAGTGCTTTCAGCCAAGTTTCATATAGAGGCTGGCAGCGGCATAGAGGCTGGCTGGGGCATAAAGGCTGGCTGCGGCATAGAGGCTGGCAGCGGCATAGAGGCTGGCAGCGGCATAAAGGCTGGCAGCGGCATAGAGGCTGGCAGCGGCATAGAGGCTGGCAGCGGCATAGAGGCTGGCTGGGGCATAAAGGCTGGCTGGGGCATAAAGGCTGGCAGCGGCATAAAGGCTGGCTGCGGCATAAAGGCTGGCTGGGGCATAAAGGCTGGCAGCGGCATAAAGGCTGGCTGCGGCATAGAGGCTGGCAGCGGCATAGAGGCTGGCAGCGGCATAAAGGCTGGCAGCGATTTTGGGATTTATTGCGGCCTGCGCCTTCGCCTAAGCCAAAAAACCACGTACGCCATCATCAAAGCAAAAACAAAGCCGGAGAATATCATAATCGGGACGTACGAAGAAACGGATGGCGAGAACGAATGAAATTATTAAAAATAGCATTGGTAAATTACCAAGGCATCCGTGAGCGGACGCTTGAACCCAACGGCCACGACATGAATATATACGGAGATAATGCTACCGGAAAGACCACCATCGGCAACGCAATATCCTTTTTGCTCACCGGAAAGCCCATGGGGGATATCATAAACTACAGTATTAAAACAAGAGGGTCGGACGGACAAGACATACACTACATAGATCACAGCGTCGAGGGCACTCTGCAGCTCGACAACGGCAGAATAGTAACCCTTAAGAGGATGGTCTCCGAGGACTGGAGGCAGACCAGAGGAAGCAATGCAGAGGAGTTAAAGGGGAACACAACTTCTTATTTTATTGACGAGGTTCCGACGAAGGAATCTGACTTTACTATGTTTATGGTCAACATCTGCGACATCGACCGAATAAAGATGCTGACCCAGCCGTCACAGTTCGCCGCAGGAATCCCGTGGGAAACCCGCAGGAAAATCCTCCTTCAGATATGCGGTGACGTTTCAGACGACGACATCATCACTGTGAACCCTGCGCTCTCAAAACTGCCTGAATTTCTCACGATACCCGGCACTGACGACCAAAGATACACAGTCGAGGACTTCAAAGTAAGAGCCTCATCTAAAATGAGCGACCTCAACTCCGAGATCAAAAAAATACCAATAAGGGTCGACGAGGCAAAGATGGCCACACCGGAGCTCACGCCAAACGACAAGACGCTGCTGACTCTCAACATTGGGCAACTATCAACCAGCCAGTACCTTAAAAAGAGCCAAATCGAAAAGCTCAAAGAGGGCGGCAACGACATTGTACGCGAGCAGATCAACGACGCCATGGCCGAGATGAGCGACGCACGAAGGTTGCATCAGGAGATTGTGGATAAGGAACACGAAACATCCCGAGCGGCGTCAAAGATACTTAGCGATAGCCTCTATGAGCTTACTATCCAGCGACAGAACTCGAATAATAAGGTGACTGAGCTTCTTGGCACGGCGAACGTATTGTCTGATCGCCGCGATCGACTGCTGAGACAGTATAAAGAAGCACAGGAAGAGTACGATGCTGAGAGTGCGCGTCAATGGATAGGGGCGACAATCTGCCCGGTCTGCACCCGACCGATACCAGAGGATGCGATAGAGGCAGCTAAAACACAATTCAACCTCACGCGGTCAACTCGCCTCGAGGACATCCAAAAGAGACTCGATGATATCAATAAGCAAGGTGCATCATGCTCTAAGAGTAAGATCGATGAAATGAATGACGCTGCCAATCTTCAGGGCGTCACGGTCAAACGGATAAGCGACCAAGTAACTGCTTTAAACAAAGAGATATCCGAAAGCGGACGAACCCCCGTATCGTCATTTGAGACAACCGACGCTTTTGCCCGCATCAGCCGAAAGCTCGCAACGCTACGCTCCACAGGGGACAAGGTCGACACAGTGACCGCTGAGAAGATCACAACGCTACAGAGCGAATTAGAGGCCATAGACGCGCAGATCAACGATTACATGCAGGCCACGGCAAAATTCAAAACCGTAGAGACACAAAAAAAGCGTATCGCAGATCTTACTGAAAAGCAAAAAGATCTTGCCAAAGAATATGAGCATTACCAGCAGGGCGTGTTCTTATGCGAAGAGTTCATCCGCGAAAAGGTAAAGGCGCTCGACGAGAGGATAAACAGCCGCTTCAAAACGGTCAAGTTTAAGCTTTTTAAACAGCAGATGAACGGCGGCCTGCAGGAGTGCTGCGAAGTTCTCATACCTTCCCCCGAGGGCAATCTGGTTGAGTTCAAGGACGCAAACCACAGCGCTCAGATCAACGCAGGGCTCGAGATTATCGGAACCCTGTCGGAGCATTGGGAGACAAGCATGCCAGTGATAATTGACAATAGGGAGTCGATCACCAAGCTCATCCCGACCAAGACACAGGTCATAAGTCTCATCGTCAGCGAGGCGGACAAGAAGCTCCGTGTGGAGGCAATTTGATGAAAAAGACTTTGCTACCGAACGGGCTCATTGCATACGAAGTCACGGCGGAGGAAATGGAACTCATTAATAGCCCTGACGTTTGTGACGAGTGCAATGAACACGCCCCAGCCGGATATCTTATTCCCGTACTCAACCATTACATGTGCCCCAAATGCTTTAATGACTGGTCTAAGCGTTGCCACAACTATCCACGGGATAGAGCAATCGAATTAAAACGCGCCGCTTATTTTGAACACATGATTCCAACTATTGTTACAAAGGAAACGCTGGAATCCAAATGTGCGGTGAAAACAAACGTAATCAAGGTGCGATTTGTGAGGGACGGCGTCCCTTCCGGCCGCGAATATACCTATTTTAGCAACACCGATGTTGAGACCGGAGATATTGTGGACTTAGAGAGCAGAGGCGGCGTTGCACAAGGAATAGTGACAGCGATAGACGTCCCTGAGGAAGAGATTGCTCCTTTTAAAGATACTGCAAAGGCTATCATCGGGAAGTACCATCCCGCAGAAGATGAATTAAAAACACAGGAGGTAAAGTAATATGCCAGAGGAAACCAAACTTCAGACCAAAGGTGAGCCACAAAACGAATTCATGGACAGGATTGACAGCCAGATTTCAAACTTTGTCAAGAAGGGCGAGCTTCAGCTCCCACAGGGATACAGTGTTCAGAATTCACTTAAGGCCGCATGGCTCATGATTATGGAGACAGAGACCAAAGCAGGCGAGCAGGCACTTGTGAAGTGCACCAAGACCAGCATATACAACGCCCTGCTCAACACTGCGATACAGGGACTTAACCCAGCCAAGGGTCAGTGCTACTACATTATGTATGGCAAAAAGCTCACCATGCTGCGGAGTTTCGCAGGAACGGCAGCGGTCACAATGAGAGTGGCTAAGCTTCAAAAGCCGCCAGCCGCGCAGGTTATATACGAGGGCGACACACTCGAATATGAGATCATCAACGGCATCGTGAAAAACATTTCACACAAGCAGAAGTTTGGGAACATCGACGAGACAAAGATAAAAGGCGCTTATTGCACCCTGACCCTCGAGGACGGCGCCGATTACAGCCAGATTATGACCCTTGATGAGATACACAGCAGTTGGAGCTTCGGGCAGACAAAGGGCACCAGCCCTGCCCACACCAAGACCCCCGGGGAGATGTGCAAAAAGACCGTCATAACCCGAACATGCAAAATGCTCCTGCGCGCGAGCAACGACGAGGATGTGCTTTCAAACTCCTTCTTTAACAGCGACGACGATGCTGAGGAGGCCAGAGTCAACGCAGAGGTCGAGGAAAACGCAAACAAGATACCGCTTTACGTCGAGAATTACGAAGTGGATCCCGAGACCGGCGAGGCCACGGAGGACGAAGGCTCTCCGCCGCCGGTGTCCAGACCCGAAGGAGCGAGATTCTAATGGGAAAAAATCAAAATCCTTGCATTGGCTGCCCTGAAATTGACGAGCTGGGCTTGCCCGATGCTTCAGAGTGTCCACTTGATTGTGATGCCAAAGAATGTTATTTGGAGGCAATGGAGCAATTGGGGGCATCCAGTGGAGATTAATATCATCGGATCCGGCAGTTTAGGAAACTGCTACAGGATTTCAGACGGTACGACAGCCCTGCTCATTGATGCAGGGCTCCCCGCCGCCGCGATTCAGAGGGCCTGCGGCTTCAACCTATCCAGTATTAAGGGCTGCCTTATTTCGCACCAACACGGGGACCATGTCAAGGGCGTAAAGCAACTTGAGAGATACGGCATGTGGTTCTACGGCAGCGCGGAGACTTTCGACGCCTGCAAACTCGAGGGGTTTCAATACCAGCCGGTCGAACCCATGACACCATTCGATATCGGGACGTTTACGATTATGGCATTTGACCTTCACCACGACGTCCGGAACTATGGATACCGCGTCAAGAGCAAGGAGACTGGCGAGCAACTCATATACATAACCGATTCGTTTTACTGCGATTATGTGTTTCCCGGTACCCACTATTTCATGGTGGAGTGCAATTACAGCATCGAGGCCATCAACGACTCAATCTCAAAAGGATACATCCCAGAGAGTATGAAGAGTCGGCTTCTCAATAGCCACATGTCCCTTGAACATTTTATCGAGATGATGAAAGCCAACGACCTTCGGACGGTCAAAGCGATTTATCTGCTTCATATGAGCGCAAATAACAGCAGGGCAGATGAGTTTAAAAAGGCGGTTCAAAAGGCCGCAGGGTGCGAGGTTTACGTGGCATGAGCGAACGATGCCCTCTCTGTGGGAAATATCGTGACTGGATGGAGGATCATCACGTTTTTGGAGCGTCTAACAAAAAGAATTCCGAAAAATACGGTATGAAAATAAGAATTTGCCACTGGTGTCACAATGAACCACTCGGCGGAATCCACCATAACCGTGTGAACGAATTGAAGCTCAAAAGAGAGTATCAGGCCAAGTTTGAAGCGGAGCATCCCGAACTTAACTTTTTAAGCGTTTTTGGAAAAAATTATTTATAAGGAGGACATTATGAACAAAGCAAACATTCTTGAACTGGCGCACGGCGCCATCATGGAGCAGATCGACATCGAGGTCGGGAAGATAATTGACAACATCATCGACCTCAACACGGTACCTAAAAAGAAGAGGACACTGACAATAACGGTCGACTTTGTCCCTTCTGCAGACCGCCGCGGGATCGCGGTAGTAGCAAACGCAAAATCAAAACTCTTACCAAACGAGGTCATAGAGACTTCATTATTCATCGGCGCCGAGGGCACAGGCGAACTGGCGGTCATTGAAATCCCTGATCAGATACCGGGGCAGCAGGCCATCGGCAGTGGAGAGCAGCCCGAAAATAACATAGTAAGGATGGCGAGATAACATGGAAAAGGAAGCACTCGAATACGCAGTAAAACTCAGCAAACCGGAAATCATGGGCATCGGCGGATACACCTACATAGACAAGAGCGTTTTAATTGTCAATACCCCGAACGTAAAGACAATCGGTGTCAGCACCCTCTCAAGTTTAGTCGCAATCATTAAAGCAGAGATGGGGCTCTGCGACGGCCCGCTGGTGGTCCATATCGATGATTACAACTATGTCACAGTGCGGAGCGCAGTATGTGAAGAGGACCGTGGTAGAGAAACTCCCTACACCGCGGAGGCCGAACTGCCGAATATTCACTTCGATCATTACCTCGACGTAGAGTCCGCAATCATTCAACTTAAGAGCAAGTTTAAGCCAACACCCGACCGCGATACGCTGATAGCTTTAATCGGGAATCTTCCTGAACTCTGCGTGAGACATTGTACGGACATGAACGATCTTAATAACACGATAGCAGTTTAGAAACGGGTGAAATAAATGGCATGGATTGAGTTACATGATACAGTCCGCGAGAGTCATAAGATCTATCAACTCATGGAAAAATTAAAAATCAAGCGGCGGGATGCAATCGGTATGGTTTCGATGCTCTGGACTTGGGCGCTTACGGCGGCCCCAGACGGCAATCTTACGGAATTTCCTCTCCGAGCCCTCGCTGAAGCGGTCGATTGGGGAAAAAGCCCGGAAACCTTATTAAACGCGCTCATAGATTCCGGATGGATAGATAGAGACGAATCTGAAATATTTATTCACGATTGGGACGAATACACCACAATGTATCAATCGCAGATAGAACGTAAAAAGGAAAAAACTCGAGAACGGGTGAGACAATTCCGTGAGCGAGAGCGCCAGCTTAAGGGCATCATTATATGTTCATACTGCGGAGGTAAAGCAACTGGCGTCGACCACATCATCTCGAAGGCAAAGGGCGGCAGCGACAGCAGTGACAACACAACTCCATGTTGCGGGAAATGTAACGAATTCAAAGGTGTTAAAAATTTAGTGGATTTTTTGAATTCTAACCGCAACAGAATTGATGATGAATTGGTGTTACTAAATCCTAAACTTATGCGTTACGTAACGCTCGACAAGGAAAACGAAAATCGTTACGTAACGATTTGTAACACCCCTACCGTACCTAACCTAACCAATAAAGAAATATATAAAGAAAATTCCGACTTGTCAGCCCTCCAAACTGTGGTGCAATTTTACGAGCAGGAGATTGGAATACCAGCCGCGAAGGTTGTATCGGACATTCAGGGGTATCTTATGGCAGGCATGAAACCAAATACCATCATCCCAGCAATACAAGAGACGAAGGCCAAGTACCCCACGGCTTCATGGACACAGATCAACCGGAACATCGACCAATGGCAGCGGAACGGCTGGCACCTTATCGACCACGACCTGCTCCCTTACCAACTTGCAGAGGCGATGGCGGAGTTTATCGGCACGACAAAATCAGAGCAGGAGCTGCAGGAGTGGGCGCGGGTTTTTATGGACATGCACAAGAGCGACCCAGACCGAACAGGGGCCGAGATAGTGGCAGCAATGGAGTGGGCGATCACAGGGGAAAGTTGGTGGGCACAGAATAAAATTGTGTTATCAGCGGACTCGCTCAAAAACAACTGGGACAAAATACGGGCACAGATGGGGGCCGAAGAATGAAAAGCACAGCAGGAAATTCACGCCTTGTTTTATGCATCGCACATGCAGGGTATCTCCATCAGGTTTTGCTCACAGATGACCAGTCGGATGCGATCGGAAAGTTTGTGACGTAGATCACGCACGGGCAAATTAAAGCCATCGAGACCCCCATTTGTGAAATAAAGGAAGTTGAACAAAGTGACCGACGTTTACTCCCTCGAAGCTGAACAAAGCGTCCTCGCTTCGATACTCATGGACGCAAAAGATGCACTCCCCGCAGTGGTAGGACAGATGCAGCCGGAGGATCTATACTACACGGCTCATCGGCAAATATTTGAGGCCATGCTCGAGATGTACCACTCGAATAACGGTATCGACTTTGTAACACTCGCGGAGAAAATCGCCAGGGTTGAGGTACCCGGCGGATCCGCTCAAAAATACCTTCTGCAAATGGCGCAGATGGTGCCGTCAATCGCCAATGTAAAAGCATACGCCGAGATAGTGGCAAAGTCAGCGAGGGCGCGGAAGCTGCAGCGGATTGTCAGAGAGTTGGACGGCGGAGAGATCACAGCAGACAACATCGATGAGCTCACCGAAGAGTTAAGCGCGAAGATATTTGAGGTCGGGCACAGAGACTCCGCCCGCGGGCTTCAGCCGCTCAGAGCGGTACTGGTCAAGTACATCGACAGTTTAACACGCATCACGGAGCCAGAGCTTCAGACAGGATTTGGAGACCTTGACGCAATTCTCAAAGGGCTGCCGCGCAAAAATCTTATCTTGATTGCAGCTCGGCCAAAGATAGGCAAGTCGGCGTTTGCCCTATCGATCGCCCAGCATGTAGCTCAAGAGAGTGGAAAAACTGTGAGCGTATTTTCATGCGAGATGGCCGACGAGGAGCTGGCCGAGAGAATGGTATCGAATCAGTCGGGGGTAAGCATGGACAAGCTTATCGACAAGGACATCGAGTGGAATGGCGCCCTCCCTGATGCATTCGATTACCTGTCGAGATTGCCGATTATGATATCAGACGACGCCAGTGTGTCGGTCGCCCAGATCAGAGCACAATGCCGGATGATAAAGAACCTTGGGATGATCGTGGTGGATTACATCCAGCTCATGAAGGCCAGCAAAAAGACCGAGAACAGGACGCAGGAGGTCAGCAGCATAAGCAGAGAGTTAAAGCTCCTCGCTATGGACTACAACGTTCCGGTGATCGCATTGTCGCAGCTCAACAGGGCGCCGGAAGGCCGGAGCGACAAAAGACCCACGCCGTCAGACCTAAGAGAGAGCGGAGCCCTTGAGCAGGATGCAAACAAGGTCATTCTCATGTGGGAGCTTAACCCGAACCCGAACACCACCGACGACAATCGAACCATGGCCGTCGAGGTAGCATACAACCGCCGAGGAAAGCGAGGCATAGTCCAGTTTAACTTCGACGGCGCACATATGAGATATTACCAGCTTGTCAAAAACTCTTACCTGCAATTAGGAGCACCACCAGCAAAGCCTAAAATTGCGTCGGGAAGATGGGAACAAGAATGACTAAGCCAACCAGTCGAAAGATTGCATACATGCACGAAGCGTATGGTAAATGCACAGGAAAATGCCGAGACTGCTGTAACTTTACCCAGTACCGATATAGCCGGACTTATAATAAATGCAAAGCCTATGGCGTGAGCAGCTGCGACTCCACGGACTGGGTAGGGAGGAACGAGGCCTGCGGGTTATTCAACACCCCATTTGAGAGCCTTATGAGAAACCCACTTATAGAAAGTATAAAGCGGCGCAGAACCCCGAAAATAATTGAACCACTGGACGGGCAAATACGGATGGAGGCCCTAAAATGAAATTTACGATTGAGGGCGAGTTACCCAGCCTCAATGAATTTATCGATGCACTGAAAGTAACTAAGTACGTAGGCAACCGCATGAAACAGGAGACTCAGGCATTCATCGGCTGGCAAATAAAACAAGGTCCGGTGATCTGGATTAGAAATCCGGTAAAAATTAAATTCACGTGGTACAGCAAAAATGAGCGCAAAGACCTCGATAATGTGTGCTTTGCCAAGAAGTTTATACTCGACACGCTGGTGAGCATGTGCATCCTTCGCAACGACACCCGGAGATGGGTAAAGGGGTTTGAGGACACATTCGAGGTCGACAAGCTCCGGCCAAGGGTAGAAGTCGAGATTGAGGAACTTTTGAAAGAAGGTACGAAATGCAAAACAAACTTAGTGATTTGAATAATCATTTATTCGCCCAATGGGAACAAATTCAATTTTGAATTGGATAATTTAATACTTATCTCACGTAAGGAGCTGGCAGTTTTAAATAAAAACGGGCTAATACATGGCAGCGCTGAATTAACCAGGTCAGGGATACTTATAGCGGATATTTATCTAAAGTACGGTGAAAGGAAAAGAACCTTAAAAGGAAAACAGCGGAAAAAGGCGGTTATGAACAGAAAGGCAGGATGAAAATATGCCGACAAAACAATACGCCTCAGCCGATAATTACGAGGCAAAGCTTGAAAAGGTAATGGCCCGGCTGGGGATAGAAAAATATAACTATAATTGGGACAGGTTCAGTTGCTGGGTTGAGTTTACATACAAAGGCCAGCTTTACCGGTTCGATCACAGCACAGATAATGCCAAGCAGCATGGGCAATCAGTGCGTTACGGCTCAGACGTGTTCGCCCAGGTTGTTCTTTCTTTGGAGGATCTCGCCCGGATGGTTGAACGCGGCATATATGAGTTGTCGACATGGGTTGCCGGAATGAAATATCTGCCGCCGCCGCGGGACGTCCCTGATTATTTCAAGCTGCTTGGATACGCAGAAATCCCCGCAAGCATTGAGGAGGTCAAAACAAGATATCGCAATCTGGCAAAAGCGGCACATCCGGATGCAGGCGGTGACGGTAAGCAGTTTGTCACTCTGAATAATGCTTATGAGCAGGCGCTAACATACTTAGGAAGTGAGGCCAGAGGATAATGAAAACAATTACTTTATGGCAGCCGTGGGCAAGTCTTGTAATACTTGACATCAAACATAATGAAACTCGGAGTTGGGCAACAACTTATCATGGAGAGCTTGCCATTCACGCAGGGAAAAAAGTTGTATCGAAAGGTGCTCCGCTTTTTGACGGCTTGCCGTATTCACTCAAAGAATCAATTTATGATGCGATAGATTCCGCATATGGCTGTTATGATAACCTACCTACTGGCTGTATTCTGGGCGTTGTGAATCTTAAAGGCTCAATTCCGACTGAAAAGATAGGCCACATCAGCAAAATTGAAATGGCTTGTGGTGATTTCTCACCAGGCCGGTTCGCATGGCCGCTGGATATCATTAAACGGTTCATACAGCCTATTCCTGCCATAGGACATCAAGGCCTTTGGAACTGGGACGAGAACGCATTGAAGGAGGCAAAGGCAAAATGATAAACCTTCTTGACGGTATGACCGCAAAAGAGTACCTGCAGCAATATCTCGACGCCATAATAGGCATCAGCTCAAAAATCGAGCAGATGGCTCGGCTGAGAGAGATGGTCACCAACACCACCACGCAGCACAACACGGATAGAGTCCAGAGCATGACCGATAACAAGATAGAGCGCATAGTCATCCAGATTGTCAGCATCGAGGAAGCTATCCAGCCAGCAATCGAACGGCTCGCCCAAATAAACAAGTTGATCACCGCAACTATTGATAGCCTGCAGGATTCGAGATACCGAGATGTGCTGCGGCTTCGATACATAAACGGTAAGAAATTTGAAGAAATATGTTGCATTTTAAATTACGACTACCACTACACCTGCAACATTCACGGACAGGCACTCCAAGAAGTCCAAAAGATCATAACAAATCATAACTTTGGATGTGATATAGTATAAACTGAGAATAAAAGATAAGGGCAGTCACTAACGTGGCCGCCCTATTTTCATGCCGAATCGATGTGAGGTCATGAGCAAGGGAAGAGCGCGCAGCCATAAAGAGCAGCATTATATCCCTTTGTGGGATAAGAGAATCACTGACAAGATGGATAAGCCCACCGACCCCAAACAGGCGCTGAGATATAAATGGCGGCAGGCAGTTGAGAGACTCAAATCACGATGCAGTGAGATTACGACTCCCTGCCTCACTTGCGAATGGAACACACAACGAGAATATGATGGCATTGTTTGTTTTTGGCAGACATGCCTGAAACGAGGAGCACCATGCGAATCGAAACGATAAAGATAACCGACCTCATCCCGGCGAGTTACAACCCGCGCGTTGACCTCCAGCAGGGAGACCCCGAGTATGAAAAAATCAAGCGGAGCATAGAAGAGTTTGGATATGTCGACCCGATTATCGTGAATAAGGATAATACCGTGATCGGCGGTCATCAGCGCGTCAAGGTTTTAAAAGACCTCGGATACGAAGAGATCACCTGCGTAATTGTCGACATGGACAAGGACCATGAAAAAGCACTGAACATCGCGCTCAACAAGATAAGCGGTGATTGGGACAATGACAAACTCAAGGATTTACTCCAGGAGCTCGACACCGGTGCCATCGACATGGACTTGACTGGTTTCGATTTCGACGAGATAGAAAAGCTGATAGGCCAGACCCACCAAGAGGAAGCCGAAGAGGACGACTTCGACGCTGACGGCACCCTCGCAGGAATAAGTGAGGCAACCACAAAGTTGGGGGACGTGTGGCAACTCGGCAGGCACAGGCTCATGTGCGGCGACTGTACGGACGAGGCAACCATAGGAAAGCTCATGGATGACAAGCTCATCAAACTTATCCTCACGGACCCGCCATATAACGTAAACTACGGAGATAAGGCAGAGATGCTTGAGGATTACGATAAAGGCCACCACAACATTGATCGGATACTCAACGACAACATGAGTGATGAGAGCTTTTATAACTTTCTTTACGCGTCCTTCTCACAATTATTCAATGCTGCCGAACAGGGATGCCCGATATATGTGTTCCATAGCGATAGCGAAGGCTTTAACTTTAGAAAAGCATACAAGGACGCAGGCTTCAAACTGGCAGAATGTTTAGTGTGGGTAAAGAACACCCTCGTACTCGGGAGGCAGGATTACCAATGGCGCCATGAACCAATCCTCTACGGATGGAAGGAAGGCGCAGCTCACCATTGGTATGGAGAGCGAAACAAGACGACCGTGTTCGAGGAAGAGCTCGAGATAGACAAGATGTCAAAGGCGGACATGGCCACGCTGCTAAAGGCGATATTTGAAAGCAATACGACCATCCTGTACGAGAACAAACCCGCGGTCAACGATCCTCACCCCACGATGAAGCCGCTGAAACTGTGCGGCAAACTGATCAGCAATTCAAGTGAGATCGGGGACATAGTGGCTGACTTCTTCGGGGGATCTGGCAGCACCTTAATGGCAGCCGAGCAACTCGACCGGAAGTGCTACATGATGGAATTAGACCCGAAGTACGTCGATGTGATAATTAAACGTTGGGAAAATTTCACCGGAGGGAAGGCGGAGAAGATATGAAGCAAGAGCACACGGTGATTTATCCATCACCTCCGTACACACCGTCGATAGATACGATAATAAAGGACATTGAAGCGGGACGCGACCCACTTAACGGCACCGCGAAAGCAGATGACGGTAAGCCTCGCCTTGATCTCGTGCCTCCCTCGTTGATTGAGGCTGTAGGCGTTATAAGAACATACGGTACAAAGAAGTACCACGACCCCGAGAACTGGCGCAAAGTCGAGCCGGAGAGATACCGAGCGGCGCTCATGCGGCACCTCTGCGCATACTTACGAGACCCGAATAGTGTGGACGAGGAAAGCGGATATCCGCATATGTGGCACCTGGCCTGTAACGCGGCGTTTCTTATAGAGCTTGAATGTCCATACACCGAGAGGTGATGAGCCGTGGCGAAGAGCAAATGGCCGGAGGTTCAGAGCAAGCTCCTCCTCGTTGAGGCATGGGCGAGAGACGGATTATTTGAAATACAAATAGCCAAAAACCTGCGCATAAGCAAGGCCACCTTTGAAGTATACAAAAAAGAGCATCAAGACTTTAAAGATGCTCTACGCGTAGGGAAAGAAGTCGCGGATGTCGTTATGGAAAACGCCATGTACAAGCGCGGCACAGGGTACACATACGACGAAGTAACAACTGAGATCACGACCACGACCGCCGGCAAGGAGTTGGCGCGCAAGGTTAGGAAAGTTACAAAGCATGTGCCCGCTGACCCGAGCACAGGGATGTGGTGGCTGTGCAACCGCAAGGCTGATACGTGGAGACAGCGTCAGCGCGAACAGGCAGGATCTGACGAGGGGCTCATGGGCGAATACATAGCCCTGCTCAAAGAGGGACACAAAGATGGCTCTTAGTTTTTCGCCCAAACAATGGGAATTTATAAAGCATCCGCTTCCCCGTTTAAACATACTCGAGGGCAGCGTCAGAAGCGGCAAGACATTTATATCGCTGTTCGCATTTTCTGACTTTGTGGCCAGCATGCCCAAAGAGGCAGAGTTTATAATAATTGGCAAGACCCTTACAGCACTCAAAAGGAACATCCTCGGGCCGCTCACGACTATTGTGGGAGAGATGCACTTTACATACAGCGTGGATCAGAAAGAAGGATACCTTTGGGGTCGCAAGGTCTACCTCGAGGGCGCGAACGATGAACGCAGCGAGGGTAAAATACGAGGCATGACGTTGGCGGGCGCTTATTGCGACGAGCTAACGCTGTGGCCGGAAACATTCTTCTCAATGCTCCTCTCACGTTTATCCGTGGCAGGGGCAAAACTTATCGGCACGACGAACCCCGATCATCCTAAGCATTGGCTGTATGTCGATTACATGGACAGGCCGGAGCTGAACATATTTCAGCCGCACTTCCACATAGACGACAACCCATTCCTCGATAACGACTACAAAGAGTCGCTCAAAAAAGAGTATACCGGGCTATTTTATAAACGGTTCATCGAGGGGCGCAGGGTCGCAGCAGGCGGCGTCGTTTATGACATGTTCGACGACGTGCGCAACATTTACGACGAGATGCCCCTTGACATGGTTCACAGGATTTACAGGAGGTATGTGTCAATAGATTACGGCACAACAAATCCCTGTGTGTTCCTCGAGATTATCGACGACTGCAACGGAAACTACTACGTGACCCGCGAGAGATACTACGACAGCAAGGTCGCGCAGCGCCAAAAGGACGATGCCGAGCATGCGGATGACTTAGACAAATTTGTCAATCGAGAACACTTGAGTGGGGTCATCATCGACCCGTCAGCAGCCAGCTTCAAAATAGCGATACGCAAAAAGGGACTTAGAACTCAGGATGCGGATAACGATGTCCTCGACGGAATACGCCTTGTGGCCACGCTGCTGGCGCAGGGGCGGCTTAAGATACACCGGTCATGCGTTAACACCATCAAAGAGTTCGAGAGTTACATTTGGAACGAGAAGCGCACAGACAAGGGCATAGAGGAACCGGTCAAAGAGAATGATCACAGCCTCGACGCCATCCGTTACCATATATATACAATTGTAGGAGGCTACCGAAGTGTCAAAAAGAAACGGACAGCTTAAACCAGCACCGGCGCCCGATAGACCAAGCCAAGCTGTAGTTGACGCCAAAGCAGTCAGGGACGCATTTGTAAATTTGCTCGCGCGCACCGGATACGGTATGCCAAACACCATGAATGGCACCGAATATACCATGGAGCGGCTCACGCAGAATTATACGCTTTTAATCACGCTGTACCGAAATAACTGGATGGTCAAGAAAATCATTGACCTCATAGCCGAGGACATGACCAAGGCGTGGATTAACATAACAAGCGACATAACCCCCGAGGCGCAGGACGCCATAGACAAGTTTGAGCGCAACGCGAAGGTCAGGGCGAAAATCACTGAAGGATTAAAATGGGGTCGGCTGTTCGGCGGAGCTGCTGGACTCATGATGATAGACGGCATGGATGAGGACAGCCTTATGGAGCCGCTGAATCTCGACACGGTTATGCCGGGCAGTTTCAAGGGCATTATGATAGTCGACCGTTGGAGCGGTGTTTATCCCGAGATAGACCTCGTGGACGATATAGGCGATCCGGAATTCGGAGAGCCGGAGTTTTACGAAATAAGCGACTTTGCGCGCAAAACTTCATATTTCGTGCATCACTCTCACCTTTTACTTTTCAAGGGCAGGCCGCTCCCTGCGTGGGAAGAGATGAGCACCCAGATGTGGGGCGCGTCTGAGGTAGAAGCTTTATACGACGAGATTAAAAAGCGCGACAATACCAGTGCAAACATTGCAGGGCTTATTTTCAGAACAAACATCAATGTTCAGAAAATGGCAGGGCTCGGGCAACTGCTCGGGCTGGGAGACGAAGAGGCACAAAAGGATTTATACGCAGCACTGAGTGCCCAGAACGAGCTCATGAATAACTTCTCGACTTACGTCATGGATGCCGATGACGATTTTCAATCAATCCAAAATACCACTTTCAGTGGGTTGAACGATATATATGAGAGCTTCATGATGGATGTGTGTGGAGCGACCGACATCCCCATGACCAAACTGTTTGGTAGAGCACCCGCGGGATTAAGCGCGACCGGCGAAGGTGATCTGCAAAACTACTACGACGTTATCGCCGACAAGCAGGAGGCACAGTTAAGGCCGATACTCGAGAAGCTCCTGCCGGTCATGTTCATGTCGATATTCGGACAGGTACCGGACGACATACAATTCAGGTTTAACTCACCGAGAACCCCGAATGAGAAGGACATAGCCGATCTGGTGGCAAAGAAGGTCGAGGCCATCACCAGCACATACACCGCAGGGCTTATCACCCAGAAGATAGGTATGAAGGAACTGCAGGCTATGGGACAGACGACTGGCATGTTTACCAACATAACGGATGAGGACATCGAGAAGGCAGATGACGAGCTTGACCAAGGCGATATGCCTGGGATAACGCCGCCGTTCATGCAGGGCGGAGATAACACCCCGGACGACAAAGAGCCGCTGGACAAGCGTCCGCCAAAGGGAATACCACCGAAGGGCGGACAACAGGCAGGTGCGACCAAGGACGCTGACCCTTTTAAGGAGAGTGACCATCCGAGGGATGATGATGGCAAGTTCGGAAGCGGCGGCATCTCCAACGAGACCTCTAAAAAAATGCTTGACAAAGGCACTGCAAAACGGTATTCTGATGTACTGCTCAATTACACAACGCATGATGGAGTAGTAATAAAACGGTTAGCCGATCATGCCATAACCCGCGGAACGGAGCGAGATGTAAGCCCAGAAAAAGTCAAAGACATTCTGAAAAACTATACGGCAAGTTACCCCGGGAATGTCAAAAACAGAAGGGTTTATGTCAAAGATAAAGTCAGGGTTATTGTAGACTATACCGACGGTGCGATAGTTAGTATTGTGAAGGAGGAATACGATGATGAGTGATAAACAAATTGATTTTCTTGTTTCAGAGACAGGGTTCCAGCGCTCAGATTTTATCAATATGGGTAGGAAAAAAGTTAAAGAAATAAGGGAACTTTGCATCGATATTGAATGCGATGAGAATGTCGCTTGTGACCACAAGCCTCTTTCAGAACGAGGGCAAATAGCGACATCTCTTGTTGATGATCTTCTTAAATGGCTGAATGAGGACTCTCAAAATGTTAGGCATGAAGCCTAAATAACATAAACCGTCCTAATCGGGGCGGTTTTTTCATGCCCAAAATTGGAGTGATACCATGAAATTCACCGCATGGGAAGCGCGCCGCTCAATTGAAAACAGTTACAAATCCGCCTTGAGGAAACTCGGGCGGTTTTTAGTTGGCCTGATTGAAGCGGATGACACAATAACTGATATTACCGGCAAGCTGGCTGCGCTGACCTCCTCCGACGCAATGGGCGTTTGGGCACAGTCACTTGCCAAAACTTTTATAACCCACACGCTCGAAGAGAACGCCCGTACATGGAGACAAGCGGCAGCCAAGAGTGGACAGGGACGACAGATATATAATGCCCTCCAGCACGAGTTTGAGGGGCCTGTGGGCAAGCGAGTGCGTGAGCTCATAGACGACAACGCGAAGTATATCAAATCAGTCCCTCAAGAGGTGGCTCAGCAGCTCACAAGGCATGTTGCAAGTGAGGCGTTCGGCGGCGCACGGAATGCGTATAAGACCGATGAGTTTAAGACATACGTCGGAGACATGGCAAACTGGCACGCCAAGCTTATAAGCCGGACTGAATCAGCAAAGGCCATGAGCGCGCTCACGCAGGCGCGGAGCGAGAACCTCGGACACGATTGGTATCTGTGGCATACCGCAGAAGATCAGCGCGTCAGGGAATCACACGCGCACATGGATGGCGTCCTTTGCAGGTTCAGCGACCCGCCGTCGCCGGAGGCGATCATAGGAATACGGTCAACATTAGGCCGTTACAACGCGGGGAACTGTCCGAATTGCAGATGCTATTCTGAACCGATCATCCTGTGGGATGAGGTCGCGTGGCCTGCTAAAGTGTGTGTCGGAAATAGCATCGTTCGCATGGGTAAGGCACAATTCCAGCACAGGTTTGGAGGAATGTAAATTGATTTACTATGGCGCTAAAATCTCACCCAACCTCACGGAAACCAAAGAGGGCTATTTGATAGCCATGAACGTGCCGATAGCGCGAACCGGAAAGCAGCGGTACCTGCCCGGAGAGGTCGATGTGGACAACCCTGAAGAGTATGCCGACAGCGACGGAATGGTTACGGTTTACCGTGAGCCGGATGAGGTGTTCAGCGCAGCCACCATTGCATCATTTGAGGGCAAGCCCACAGTAGATGGGCACCCGAGCACAGGGAGCACAGACGGCCTCGTAGACGCCTCAAACGAGAGTTTCTACCGTAAGGGCCACATGCAAAACGTCCGCAGGGGCACCGGAGAATTCTCCGATAACCTCGTAGCGGATATCTTTATCACCGACCCGCAACTGATCAAAGAGGTTCATCAAAAGGCAAAGCGAGAGGTTAGTTGTGGATATACATGTGACTGGATACCGGAGAACGGCAAGGTATACCAGC